TTATGCGATGGTGATTGATCCATTGCGGTCTTGCCATAATCCTGTTCATAGAGCGTTGATATTAAGAAAGTCAATGCCTGAACTAAGAGAATTGATAGATAAGTCAAGGGAACTTTATCCCAAAGCCTTTAAAGGAGCTAAGTTTCGAGAAGTTGAAAAGCTCTGGAACTTCCCAAGTGGCGCAAAAGTAGAGTTTGGGTTTTTAGAACGAGACGCAGACGTTTATCGTTATCAAGGACAGGCATATAGCTGGATAGGCTTTGACGAAATAACGCATCTTCCTACTGAGTTTGGATGGAATTATCTTGCATCACGTTTGAGAACAACAGATTCAAGTATAGAAACATACCTGCGCTGTACGGCAAATCCTGGTGGAGTCGGTGCGCATTGGGTAAAGAAAAGATATGTTGAACCTTCAAACCATAATGAATCTTTCATAGGCAAAGACGGACTAAGCCGTAAGTTTATACCTGCTAGATTAGAAGATAATCCGTACTTGGCAAAAGACGGAAGATACAAAGAAATGCTTAAAGCACTTCCTCCGGTTCAACGAAAACAACTCTTGGAAGGTAATTGGGATGTGGCAGAAGGCGCGGCATTTGTTGAATTTGATCCTAATATTCATGTTATTACTCCTTTTACTCTTCCGATAGTGTGGGAACGAGTAAAGGGAATAGACTACGGATACACTTCAGAGAGCTGCTGCTTGTGGGGAACAGTTGATAAAAGTGACGGAACTCTAATAATATATAGAGAATTATACAGAAAAAACTTGACAGGACTGAATTTAGGTCGTATAATAACAGAGATGGAAATAGAAGATCCGTTTTCTGTTCACGGAGTCTTAGATACATCTGCTTGGGCAAGAACAGGAACAACCGGACCGACTGTTGGTGAAACACTTCAACAGCTTGGTCACAAACTTAGACGAGCAGATAAAAATAGAATACAAGGGAAAATTCAGATACACGAATACTTAAGAGTTCAGAATAGTGGGAGTCGACCTAAATTACAAATTTTTAATAACTGTCCTAACTTGATTCGAGAACTGCAGAGTATTCCGCTATCAAAAACAAACCCTGAAGATGTAGATACAAACGCTTCGGATCATGCTTATGATGCGTTGCGTTATCTTATTATGAGCAGACCCAGAATAAATGATCCTATTGAACGAATAAGACAACTAAAAAAAGAATCAATCTACAATCCTGTAGATACTGATTTTGGATATTAAAGCATGGCAGACAATGAAAATACCTTTTTAGACGCTAATAATCTTTACGAAGATATTGAAGGCGAGCAAGGTAAGAAATTAGTATTAGAACCAGACCAGCAACTAAATTTAGTTGGTATTATAGAAGGTCGTTTCTCTGATGCTGAATCAGCTAGAATTTCTAATGAGCATCGCTGGCTGACGGCTTATCGTAATTATAGAGGTTTATATGATAAAAAACTTAGATTTAGAGAATCTGAGAAGTCGAAAGTCTTTGTAAAGATTACAAAAACTAAGGTACTGGCTGCTTTCGGGCAATTAGTAGATGTAATATTCGGCACAGGAAAATTCCCAATAGGCGTTAAAGAAACTAAAGTACCTGAAGGTATTTCTGAATTTGCTCATTTAGATACTCAAAATCCTGTACCAAGTATTGAAACAAGTCCTCCAGAAGCAATAGTAGAAGAAGAAGAAGCAGAAGAAACAGGCTCTGTCGATGATCCTTTTAATGTAGGATACGCAGGAGATGGCAAAGTTCTGAAAGCAGGAGCAACTTTTTCAGAAGGGAAATTCTTAGAAGAAGAAGCAGCAGAAGTTTTAAAAGAAGGAACAAGTGCGCTTCCAAATGAAATAGAAATTAAACCTGCGCAAAGATCAGCAAGGCGCATGGAAAAATTAATTCATGATCAAATAGATGAATCAAACGGATCAGCAGAAATAAGAAATGCTCTTCTTGAATCAGCGTTACTAGGTACAGGAATTGTAAAAGGTCCTTTTAATTTCAATAAAACTTTAACAAGATGGGATGAAGAAGAAAACGAAGGTGGTAAAAGAACTTATGCTCCTGTTGATGTTAGAGTACCAAGAATAGAATTTGTTAGTTGCTGGGATTTTTATCCTGATCCTTCTGCTACTAATATAGATGAATGTGAATATGTATTTCACAGACATAAATTAAATAGAAGTCAACTTCGCGCTTTGCGCAAAATGCCTTATTTTGATGAAGAAGCTATTCGCCAGTGTCTTATTATGGGCGGAAATTATGAAAATAAATATTATGATGCTCAATTAAGAGAAGACGGAGATGATAAAGAACATGGATCAAGTAAGTACGAAGTATTAGAATATTGGGGAATAATGGATGCTGAGTATCTTCGGCAAGCAGAAGTAGATGTTCCAGAGAGTATTGATGATTTAGATGAAGTACAAGTTAATGCTTGGGTTAGTAATGGTAAATTATTACGTATAGTTATTAATCCATTCACGCCACATAGAATACCTTATCATTCTTTTCCTTACGAAAGAAACCCTTATAACTTCTTTGGTATTGGCGTAGCAGAGAACATGAACGATAGCCAGCAAATTATGAACGGACACGCTAGGATGGCTATAGATAACTTAGCACTTTCTGGTTCTTTAGTATTTGATATAGATGAATCAGCGCTTGTTGGCGGACAGTCAATGGAGATATATCCCGGAAAGATATTCAGGCGGCAAGCTGGAATGCCCGGACAAGCAGTACACGGATTAAAGTTTCCGAATACTGCTACAGAGAACATGATGATGTTTGACAAGTTTAGACAACTTGCAGACGAACAAACAGGGATACCTTCGTATTCACATGGTCAAACTGGTGTTCAAAGCATGACAAGAACTGCCGCAGGTATGTCTATGTTATTGGGCGCAGCAAGCTTAAATATAAAAACAGTTGTAAAGAATTTAGATGATTTCTTGCTTAAACCTCTAGGTGAAGCATACTTCCAATGGAATATGCAATTTATGGAAGGAAAGCTAGGAATTAAAGGTGATTTGGAAATTGACGCTATGGGTACTAATAGTTTGATGCAAAAAGAAGTACGAAGTCAGAGATTGACTATGTTCCTTCAAACTGCACAAAGTCCTGCTATTGCTCCGTTTGTTAAAATTTCTAAATTAATAAGTGAACTTGCCTATAGTTTGGATCTTGATCCTGATGAAATATTAAATGATCCAGAGGAAGCGGCTATAATGGCACAAATTATAGGAATGCAAAATAATGTTGGACAAGAAACTGGCGAAGAGACTCCAACTCCTAACCAACAACAAGGAGTTATGGGAGGCACTCAAGGCGCACCTACACAACCGCAAGAACTTGGACCTACAGGCACTGGCGGTGGCAACATCGGAACAGGAAATGTTCCGCAGTCAGGGGAAGATCAATTCTCTGGTAACATTACTCCGCTT